TATTTTGTATTCCACTAGTACTTAATCCAGCAATATATACTCTATCTAGATTATCCAAACTATGAGGTGTAGTAGTATATCCAACAAATTGAGTACTACTATCCCCAGTAATAAATTGCAAATTCAAAAATTCACTATGAGCAATACTAACCCTATTAATAGTTTTACCTTTAATATTATAAACTAAAGCTGTAGATCCTTCTCCTCCAGTTCCAGTATTATCAAATACTACTTCATCATCTATTTTATATCCAGTTCCTCCAGTAGTAACACCAACAGTATCTAAAGAACCTATAGTTATCTGATTAACATAACTTTTTTGAGTTCTTATGCTATTAGGATCTGTTAAAAAATCATAGGATGTTTGTTCAAAAAGGAAATTATAAGGAGAAGTATTTCTTACTAAAGATGTTTGATTAAGATTAATATTATCTTGATTAGAAGAAGATAAGAAATTATATTCTATAGATTTATATTTAAAAGAATTACCTATAAAATATGGAAATTGAGGTCTTCTATAATTCTTAAATGAACCTTCAGAATCTTTAAAATTTCGATTAATAGTAGAGAAATAAGCATAAATTCCATTAGGATATTCTGGTGTTTTACAAAATCTACCATTATGCTCATCTAAATCTTTATCATCTTTATATACATAATCTTCAACAAAAAATCCATTCGAATATATCTGTTGCTCATTAGATGTTAATGGATTAGGTCTATAAGTAGATATAGAAACTGAATAACCAGATTCTAAAATTTCAATAGGTCCGCCAGAATTAGATGCATAACCATAAGGACCATAGATTGGAGCTCCATCATATGCCCATCCAATAATAGGAGAATGTATAATTGAATCTTGTTCAATATCATTTTCAAGACGTAAATCTGGTACAAAAACTTCTTTATCTCCTACTTTTCTTCTAGTATAAGTAGATTGTCTTAATTTTCTAGGAGCATATAAATGTGAATATTGAAGACCATAATCACTATTCAATCCAGAACTTACTATTCCATCATCAGATGTAATTTGATCATTCTGAATTAATCTTTCTACTGAATTAATAGTCCAAGTTTTTGTATTAGAAAAGAAATCACATCCATCACCATTAGGAGTTACTTTTATAGAGGCATTTGTTGAAGTATGACCTATACCACTATGAATTATTTTAACTGATTCTATAACACCTGCTTTTAAAATAGGAATAATTTTAGTTGCTCTTCCAGACCCCAATAATTCTAAATCTGGAGGTGAATTATATTCTGTTCCAGAATTTAAAACAATAACCTCGGATAATTTTCCATTATCTATTATGGGCAATAACTGGGCATTCTTTCCTCTTTTTAAAGTAAAGGTTGGTTGTCTATTATAATTGATTATATCAGAAGAACCATAACCAACCCCACCATCTTTAACATAAACAGATTTAACAGATCCTCTTACTACAGGTCTTAATTTAGCTTCAAAATTCTGTCCAGAAAGAGTTGAAACACCTATATATCCAGTTAAAGATATTGAAATTGGAGGATAATTAAATTCATTATCACCAACGCCTCCAGTGCGTAAATCAATATATTGCTTATTTCTTAAATAATAATCAACAGATGTAGATCCTACTCCAACAGAAGATAATCTAAATGAATCATTATTTACTTTAGTAACATAATAATTTGTTAAAGTAGTAAGTCCAGAAATAGGAGTAGATTTATTATCATATCTTACCAACTCTCCAGTATTATAACCATGATTTTTAATATTAATAATATTAGAAGAAGTATTAATTCCAGAAGAAGTGACAGAAGTTAATCTATTTTTATATCCAACACCAGAACTTGCAATACTTACAGAACTAACAACTCTTTTTTGATTTGCACATTTTAATTCTTGAATACCTACTCCATAATTAGTAAATGAAATAGAAGAAATTCCAGAAATAGCATCTTGATATTTTTTATGTAATGAAACTGTAGTAGCATCTTTAATAGAACAATAATACGGAGCATCTGTAGTTAATCCAGCAATTGCTGTTTGTTTATCAGTATTATAACTTACAATCTCACCATCCCTAAATTTATGATAGGTAGAGAATCCTATTGTATTATTAGTTAAATTAACCAATCCTCCTCTTTCTGTAGAATCAAATTTTACAGAATGAGTTTTTAATCTTAAATTAACTTTTGCAATACATCCAGAACCATTTCCCCCTGTTATTTTTAACTTAGGTTCTGCTAGATAATCAAATCCTTCATCCAAAACATCAATTCTTTCTACAAAACCTTCTACTTCACAATAAGCAGTAACTCCAGTTCCTACAGAATCAGAAATTGTTAAAATAGGTGGATTAATGACATCATAATTATCTCCACCATTTGTAACAGAAATATCTTCAATAGGTCCATAATGAACTATATCTTTGGACTTATAATTAAGTATTTCAACACCATTAATTAAAATACCAGTTTTTCCTCTAGGAGTTATTTCTGTTACTAAAGATTCAACTGGATCTTTAATTTTTCTAATTAATTTTTGAGAAGATATTGTTTTATTAGAAAATTTAGTGAGTTCAAATTTATTATTAGATACTACTCCAGAAAAAGAAACATATATTCCATTAGAAATATTTGAATGACTTTTTGAAAGTTTAAAGGTATTAATATCAACTTTTTTGATAAAATAATCAGATTCAGTAATATCTAATTTATTATCTCCCTCTCCACTAACATAAGTTACTTGTTCACCTGTTAATAATCCATGATTAGATATTGTTATTTCTGTACTTTCATTAAATGTACCAGAAAATGTAAGATCTGTTTCTCTAATATCTAAAGAATCTCTAAAATAACTTGGAAGTGAAGGAGATGCAATATATACTTCATCATCATCCAAATATGAATTCTGAATATTTGTATCGTAAATACTAGTTTGGGGATAATTAGATAAATTAGATTTAGATAATAATCTTTGTAATTTATAAGAAAGATTATTATCCAACTCACCAGAACCTTTAATTAAAACTTCTCTAGAACTAACAAGAGAAATTATTTCGCAAGATAAGTTATTAATTAAAGCACTATCACCTACAATAAAATTATGATCATTATAAAGAGTTAATTTATAAGTAAAGTTTGAAGAGTCTATAAGATCAATTGATTCTACATCATAGGTAGTAGAAATATTAGTAAATAAATTTTTTGTTACTTGGTTAGTAGAAACAGATCCCAAACCTTTAGGTTCTATTATACTATCTTTTTGATTGTAAAAACTAGCATCAAATTCTAAATTTAAATCAGACAATACTCCAGTTACACTAACCTTTACTTGATTAGAAGTTCCTAACCCAGAATACCCATAAGCAAAAGCATCTAATCTTAAATCCTGTGTAGAATCTAAATTATTATTTACTCCAGAACAACCAAAAAATTGAGTTAAAGATTTAGAAGTATAATTAATAGAATTAAATGTTCCATCAGCAAAATCAGCAATTAAAGTTCCAGTAGTACCAAATCCAACAGTAGAATCAACACTTAAAACAGTAGATCCTGATGAAACATTATCTACTAATTTAGTAATAGGATGTATAGAAAAATCTTCAGTTATTCTATCTAAATTTTTATCATAATCTAAACTTAATTTATAATAAGTTTTATCATCTCTTATTATTTTTTCTACATTACTAATAGATCCAGTAGCTTTAGGCAATTCATAAACAGAATCTTGAAATAAATTTCTATTAATAAGATCTAAAGGATCTCCTTCAATAGACTTTACTACTAATTGCTTAGAAACTCTATAATCAGCATCAGAAGGTGCAAAAATATAATCTCTAGGTTTAATTACTTCTACATCTTCTCCATAAAGAGCTCTGAATAAAATTTCATAAGATTCATCTGTGCCTTTAGATGAATAAAAATCTTTAGACTGTTTAACAAATAATCTTTCACTAATATCATCATCTAAAGATCTTTGTTCAAATCCAGGCGTAAATTGTTTCTTTACCTTTTTAAAAAATTCATCTAAAAAGCGTACGCTTAAATTATTAACTACTGTTCCTGAAGAATGTGTAGAAATTCCAGATTGAGCGAAAAGAAGTTCATCTGTTTTAGTGGGAGTTGTATAAGAAGTAATTCCACTAAACCCTCTAGAACATCCAGTAAAAGAATTAGTTGTTATTCCAGTATATGTAATAATTTCAGAATCTATCTCAAGTAGTCCATAAGAATCTGGAAAACCAGTAGTAGAATCTACGTTTATAATATTATCAGTAATTCCTACTTTAGATGAAAGAGTTGTAGAATCTATAAGATCTGTTAATTCATCAATTTTAATATATTTGTCAATATTTTGTAAAACGTCTAATGTAGATCCCTGACCCTCTAAGGCAGTATAATATTGTGCTAAAAATTCACCAGCAAGAGGAAAATCTGCTCTTATAAATTCTGGCAGTTGATTTTTAACAACTGAACTAATTTTGACTCTTGTATTTTCTGGCATTTTATAATGGTGTTAATTTCCTTCTAATAAACAAAAATTAATATACTGAAGGACTAGAAGACCCTAAGATATATGTATCTGAGGAAGTAAGGGATGTATTTTGAACTTCAGATTCAGACAATCTAGCTATATCTCCAACCATGTAACTTGAAGTAGCTGTATAAAGAGTACCTGAGGTATTTTCACCTGAACTAATATTATCAGATACCATATCAATGGTACTGTTACCAACAGATAGTTGTAAATAAAGATCTTGCAATCCAATAATATCATTTGATTTTGGACAAGCAGAAAATTCTATTATTGGTATATTTTGAATTTTTTTAGATGTAGAAGTGATATTAATTGGATTAATTAAAATTTCACCCTTTTCATAATCAATAGTACCAACATTTCTAGAAATAATAATAGGATTATTTCTAGATTCTAATGAAAATACAAATAATGTTCCAGTTTTCATATTATCGTCAGGAACATCACTTAAATAAACAGCATTAGGTGATCCTGATATATTAAAACCTGATGATTTTATATTATAACCATTATTATTCTTTATATAAAAAGAATTACCAAAACAAATTTCATATTCTGCTGTTTGATTTAATAGTGGTTTTAAATCTCTTCTAATTTCTATTTTTGTAATATTTGAAGTTATTGAATCATGACTATTATCTATTATGGTTTGAAATTTACTATATTTGAATCTCGCTCCATATTTATTCATTTCTGAAGAATCTGCATAGGTATTAATGTTATTAGAAATCACTGATTTTACAGAATCTGGAGATGGTGCTAAATTTGGATTATAATATGCATTAATATGTGCTTCAATATACAAATATTTCAAATCCATGATTTCTGTAACTATTCCAGCAACAGAATATTTTTTTAAAATGTTATTAAGGTTAGTTTTAATAGAATCTGGAACATAAGGACCATAAAATGGTTTAATAGTAATAAAAACCTTTCCATATGAAGGAGGACTTAATTCTTCTCCACCAAAAACTGAAACCGATTGGGTTTCTGGGTAAATTTTAGGAATTAGTGCCTCATAATCACCAGCGGTCACTGCTCTGTTATAAGTAGAGTAAATTTTAGGAGCATAACGTTTAATTGAGTCCACAGATTCAATTTCTTTACCCCCTACAGACTCATTTACAGTAGAAATTATAGAAATTCCTCTACTGACAAGGTTATTATTGTTATCTACTATTCTTCCATTAAAACTAAAGGAAGAAATTCCATTTGCAGATTCTCCGCTGCTAGTAATATAAGAAACTTCAATATAATTAAGTGCTTTTAATTGTTCTCCAAAGATTCCATCACCAAAAATGAGCTCATATCTTTGATCTTCTATTTCTTGAATGAAATATACCCTAGAAGTGGAGGTAACTTCTATTAAAGTATCAGAAAATACATATTTTTTACTGGAAGTACTTGATTGAGTGTCTCTAACAGTAACTTCTAGACTAGAAGTATCAATATTTGCATTTTCTAAGATATATCTTGATGGAGGAGCAGGATTTTCTGATGATACTGTGAAATTTGAAGTCAAAAATGTCCCTTCATAGATTGTAACATCCCTAAAAGTAGCAATTCCATCAACTATAGGTACTGTTATATCACTCGGAATACAAAAAGAGTAACTTTCTGATCCAAATACTGAGGAAGAAGTGGCAACTATACCTTTTTTTAGGGTTAAAGTGACTGGTTTAGTGGTAAATCCAGTAGTATCCACCATAAATGAAATTATTGCCTTTGCTGCTGTCCTAGATCTAGGTGTATAACCAATATTTCTTGCTAATGCAACTACATTTTCTCTTAAAGTAGCACTATCAATGAATACCTCATTGCTAATCATGTTAGCATTGTAGGAATTAATGTAAGTATTGTATGCTAATACATCAATTATGTTAGAAAGATTAGATCCTTCAAAATCATAATCAGTAAAATTAGAATTTTCTCTCAAATAATCCTTTAATGTGGTTTTTATTTGATTAAAATCTAAATCTGTAAAATTTACTAGTGCCATTTATCTTGTTGACTGTAGTGCAAAGTTTAATTGTTGAGGAAGAGCATCAATTCCTACAATTGTATAGGTAATAGCTACATTAAATTCATTATTATCATAGTTAGGATTGACCCTTACTTCATCTAATTCCACTCTAGGTTCATATAAAGAGATTGTTTCTTCAATTTCAGTCCTAATTGATGCTGCAGAAATGTCATCTACATTATCAAATAGTATTTCACTTACTTTAGAACCCAGATCTTCATTAAAAAAACGTTCACCAGTAACAGTAAGCACTAAATTCCTTACGGAACGTGCAATTGCAGTGTCGTCTTTAACCCCAATTAGGTCTGAATTGATGGGATTTACCTCAAAAGACATACTAATGTCCTTAAATCCCTTACTAACCCTTTCTACAGGCATGAATAATCAGTAAATATAAGTTTATTTATGAGGGTTTTTACGCAAAAAAAGAGACCCTAAGGTCTCTTTTTTATTTTCCTTGTCCTCTATACCTTTTTTTAGGTTTATTGGCACTTGTTGCAGCATATTTTGTATGTTTCCCCCTACCTTGATAAGTCTTTTTAGGTATGGTTTCTACATAATCACCACCAGAGAGAGATTTTCGGACTGGCATTACTTATCCTCCATTTCTTTAATAACTTTATCAGAGATCGCTAGCAGATCAGTAACATGCTTTATGTTCTCTATGGAATGCATTATATCAGCAATGTGTTTACTAACATAAGGTTCCTCACTTCTTGCACTAAATGCAAGAGCATTTCTTAAATTTGATTGAGCCTCATCAAGAGACTCTTGTACTTGTTTTGATAGTGTCATTAGAGGTCTCCTAAATTACCCTAGTTTTTTCATGACCCACCCTAATACGAGGGTCGCACCAGATCTCATCACCTGCTTCAATAGCATCTAAGCAGAATGAGACATCCTCACCACACATATCTTGTACTGCCCCAGATTCAAAGACTTGCATCTTAGGAGCAAACCAAGGATAAGGTAAATTCTCAAAGACTCCCTTCTTAATCATTACCCAACCAAATCCAGTATAATCTACTGTAAAAGGTTTTCTTCTCTTACTCATAGTCTCAACAGTTTCATGATTCATCACTCCACCATTCTTTCTGAAATCATCTTCTTCTAACCAGTGAGCAACTGAGGTAGTTGTGCCATCTTCAGTAGCATACCATCCTGCAGCAATCCTTCTTTCATCTCCTTCAGCTGGTACTGCTACATCACAGAGTTGCCAGAACTTTTCTGTGTTAAAGACAATATCAGAGTCGATCCATAACTGATAGTCATATGTTAATTTACCATCCCAAGGAACTTGCTTTGGTCCACGTAATACATTAGCACCTAATACCTTACAACGTGCAAAGTTAACCATAGAGGAATAGTCTTGACTAATCTGAATAGACATTCCATTCTGTACCATGTCAAAACATAACTGTACAAAATTCTTTAAAAAGATATAACTACATCCTCTACCTGGTAGACAAAATACAATTGTCTTACCTTTCATTCTTTCTTTGATAGCAGTATAATCCCAATCTTCTACTTTGGGTTTAGGTGCCGCTGCCTTAACAGTAAATCCTTTTGCCATAACTGTGTAATACCTTCAATTCAATTATAGAGCAATTATATGTATATGTCAATAAGAATCTTCTTCCCATTCCTGCTTGTGGATAACCCTACCAGGTCCTCCAACTCCACACTTAGGACCTAATTTAATATATGATAGATCTTGTTCTGTATAATCTGTCTTGAGCAATCCTACCATTACATTTAATAGCTGCCACTTCTCCTCAAAGTCCTCTTCATTTAAATTACAGTAGAGTACTCTGTCCTTTGCATATATGTGATAACTTGTGTCCATTTCCATACTAAGTTATTAATTTATATATGTTAACTGCAATTATTCCAAGGGCAGTCCACATAAAAAAATTACCTATTTTAAAAGGTAATAAAAATAAATTCATTTTTTCTTTTTCCTCTTTCTATCTCCTGCTTTTTGTGCTGCGGTTCTAAAACATCCTGCTGCATTTCTCTTATCCTTTTTACCACTAGAAGTAGTAGTCCTGTTTTTTGCTTTGGGCATTTTTTCAAAGACCTATAAAGGGGTTTTTTACCTGAGAA